CCGCGCTTGACGGCCGCCCGCGCGGCGCGGCTGAGCACGGTGCGGATCGCCGGCTGCTCGCAGGGGTTGGGGGCTTGCTTGAGCCGGTGCGCTGTGGACAGCACGGCCACCCGGTGCCGGATCGTGGCCAGCGTCCATGGCCCGAGTTTGGCCTTCAGGCCGGCGGCCACCAGCGCCTGGTCAACAACCGGCGGCAGCTCCCACGCCATCTCGCCGTCGGCCGAGCGGCGTTGTACATGGTCGACCACGAACTGCAGTACGGTCGCTTCGGGCACC